TAAAAAAAATGCTTTTCAAGAAACATAACAACGATTGGACAGACCTATCTCCATCAGAAAGGTGTGATTTGTTTGGGCGCTTAAAACACGAAATCGAGGGTAATTAATGAAATGCCCAAAATGCGGCGGCAAGATGCAGGTGGTCTGCACCCGGGCGAACTTGCTCAAGGGTAAGATTTTCCGGTGGCGACGATGCGAAGCCTGCTTTCACACCATGCGGACCTGTGAGCGGGCGTATGAGGGCCAGAGAAAAACAACCGGCCATGGAGACCCAAAAGCAGGGCCAGAATAAAAAAATTTAACAGAATAACACCGCAAAAACCACTTTTCTACCAGATATGGGCGGTTTTCCGCATTCAGACGAAAAACGCTTGCAACACCAAGTATGCTGTGCCTCACTGGAGGCATGGCTAAGAACCCGCCAAAATTCGCGTTTGATTCAAGCATAAAAAAGCGCCTCCTTTCCGCAATCGAGCTGGGCCTGACATACGAGTACGCCGCAAAAATTGCCGGTGTCGCGGTATCCACGCTGTACAACTGGAAATCTTGGGCAGCGGAAGGCAAGCAGCCGTACGCCGATCTGTGGATCGAAGTCAATGCCGCCGAAGCCATCGGCATGGAAAAATCGCTTCAATCCATTCGCAGCGCCGGAAACAGGGGGGCGTGGCAGGCTCACGCATGGATACTTGAACGCCGCCACCCCGAGCTTTTCGGGAAGAACCGTCTTGAACTCACCGGAAAAGACGGCGGCGCGATCAAACTTGACCTTGGATCGTGTACGGATGAACAACTGCGACTCTTGGCCGGAGAAAGCAAATGAACGCGGCCATCGCGCATCAAGTAGCGAATCGCGGTCTGAGCCCGGCAATCTTCCGTTCTGCGGCAAAAAAAGCCCTTGCCGAGCGTCACCTTCAAGACTTCATCCGCCAATCCTGGCACGTGGTCGAGCCAAAGACGCCCTTCGTCTCCGGCTGGCACATGGACGCCATCTGCGAGCACCTGGAAGCCGTTGTCCGGGGAGACATCACCCGGCTGCTCATCAATATCCCGCCCCGTCACATGAAAAGCCTTGCCGTTGCCGTCTTTGGTCCGGCCTGGGCCTGGGTTGAGCAACCGCATCTTCGTTGGCTTTTTGCTTCTTACGCGGAAAGCCTTTCCAAGCGTGACAGCCTCAAGACGCGGCGTCTGATCCAGTCCCCCTGGTACCAAGCCCGGTGGGCAGATCGGTACCAGCTCACATCCGACCAAAACGAAAAGCTACGGTTCGAAAATTCCGAGTCCGGCTACCGGCTGGCAACGTCTGTCGGCGGCTTGGGAACCGGTGAGGGCGGCGACATCATCGCGGTGGATGACCCCCACAACACGCTCGGGGCGGAAAGCCAGGCGAAACGCGAAGGGGCGCTCACGTGGTGGGACGAAACCATGAGCACCCGCCTGAACGACCCCAAAACCGGGCGAATCATCATCGTCATGCAGCGCCTACACGAGAGGGACCTTGCGGGGCACGTACTGGCCCAGGGCGGCTACGAGCACCTTTGCCTTCCCGCCCGATTCGAATCAAAACATCCGACCAAATCCCAAACCTCCTTGGGATTCGTTGATCCGCGCACCGAAGCCGGGCACCCCCTATGGGCTGAAAAATACGGCGAGTCTGAACTCGCCGACTTGGAAAAGAGGCTCGGGCCTTACGGTGTCGCGGGCCAACTGCAACAGAGGCCGGTGCCGCGTGGGGGCGGATTGTTCAACGTGCGAAAATTCCAGGTTGTTCAGTCCGCCCCGTCGCAAGTCTCGCGCTGGGTTCGCTACTGGGACAAGGCCGGGACCATGGACGGCGGGAAGCGAACTGCCGGTGCGCTTATCGGCCAGACCGCAGGCGGGCACTTCGTCATCGCGGATATGGTCAAGGGCCAGTGGTCCGCAGGCAAACGCGAAAAGGTCATCAAAGAAACCGCTGAGCGGGACGGGCGGGCGGTGGAAGTCGGCATCGAGCAGGAGCCTGGGTCCGGTGGCAAAGAAAGCGCCGAGAACACCATCCGCAACCTTGCCGGGTTCGTTGTCTTTGCGGACCGGCCAACTGGGGACAAGGAGACTCGGGCCGAACCCTACGCCTCCCAGGTGGAGGGGGAAAACGTGTTCCTGCTTCTGGGCGAGTGGAACGAGGATTTCATCGAAGAGCACAAAAGCTTCCCGCGTGGCCAGTTCTCGGACCAAGTGGACGCGGCCTCGGGGGCTTTCAACCGGCTGAACAAAAAACGCAAAGTTGCGGGAGCCTGGTAAATGAGCTTGATTCTTTCGCATTCCCACGGAACAAAACCGCCGCAGCTCTCGGAGCCGGAAAAGGCGGCCATCGTGCAGGCCTTGAGTACCACGGTCAGCCGTCAAGCCCTGGCCTCTCGACTCGGGAAGAGCTTTAGCGGCGACCGCAATCTTTACAAGGCCCTTGGGTGGCCCATAACCCTCGAATTTTCCGACTACCAAAACCGGCTATCCCGCGACGGCATCTCCGCACGGGTGGTCAACGCTCCACCGGACATGACCTGGCGGAAACATCCAGACGTTCAGGAAAACCAGGACAAAGAGACGGCTTTCGAGACGGCGCTTGCCGACGTGGTGAGGCAGCGGAAACTTTTCGCGTACATGAAGCGAGCCGACCGCCTGGCCGGCATCGGACAATATGGCGTTTTGCTTCTGGGCTTCAACGACGGCAAGCCGCTGTCCCTGCCAGTGGAACGCGCCTCAGAGCTTTTGTACCTCATGCCTTACACCGAGGGAAACGCAACCATCAGGACGTGGGATAGCGATACCTCGTCCGCCCGGTACGGACTGCCGGAGACCTACAGCGTCACCATGCGTTCAAATGTTTCCGGGAAAACAAGTATCAACAATACGGGCGTGGTCCATTGGTCGCGGCTCGTTCACATCGCCGAAAACCCCCAGGAAAACGACGTGCTCGGGACCCCGCGCATGAAGGACGTTTTCAACTACCTGCTGGCCCTGGAGATGGTTGCGGGCGGCAGCGCGGAAATGTTCTGGCGCGGGGCCTTCCCTGGGTTCGCCGTTATCGCGGACGCAGACGCGGACATGACTCAGAGCGCGGCGCAAGCCAGAACCGAGATCGAGAGCTACGTGCATCAAATGCAGCGTTTCATGAGGCTCCAGGGAATGAAGGTGGAAAACCTGGGAACCCAGGTGGCCGACCCTTCAAGCCACGTCTCCGTCCTTTTGGACCTAATCGCCGGGAGCAAAGGCATACCAAAGCGCATCCTGATCGGGTCCGAGCGCGGAGAGCTGGCGTCCACCCAGGATGAAAGCGCGTGGGCGGCAGTGATCGAAGAGCGGCGCACCGGGTTTGCCGAGCCGCAGATTTTGCGGCCAGTGATTGACCGGCTGGTTTCCGTGGGCGTTCTCCCGGAGCCCGAAAGCGGGCCCGGTGGTTACTCCGTGACTTGGCCGGACCTGATCGACGAAGCCGGTAAGGACAAGGCGGAAAAGGCGGAGAGGCTCTCCAGGGCGATTGCGGCTTACGCCAACGTAAACGCGGATTCCGGCATGGTGGTTCCGCTGCCTGTCTACCTCCGCAAGGTCCTGGGGTTCACGCGGGAAGAGATCGCGGAAGTGGAGCAGTACCTCGGGCAGGCCGTGGACGAAGCCATCGGCGACGGATCGGAGGTGCCTGAAGAGTGACGGCGCTTGCCTGCCATAGCGCGGCCCCGCAGCCGCGAGTTCTACGCGAAAGCATAGACCCGACGCGGACCATCACCTTGCGCCGGGCCTTTGTGGCGGACGCCAAAAGGCGGTTCAACGCCCTGGCCCGTGTGATCCGCGTTTCCATCGTGGACAACGACTGCTTCGGCCTGAACGACGACGCGCCGACGGCCATCACAGGGCTTTCACGCGGTGGCCTCACCATGGTTTCCAACCGCGCGCCGACACCCGCAGGCCCCAAGGCTTTTGATTTCAACCGGACCGCGAGCAAGGTTGACGCCTTCATGGCCTGGCTCGACGAGCAGGAGGATGCGGGCATTCTGGAAATCACCCGGCGGCCCGGGTCCATCCGTGGTTTTGAGCAGGCATGGACGGACGTTTACATTCAATCCGCCTACCAGAAAGGCATTGTCAGCGCACGGGCAAAACTGCGCCGGGCAGGGGCGGATGTCCCGACTTTCGAGCCCGGCGACTCTCAGGCCATCTCAGCGGCCATGAACGGCCCCGCACACGCGGACCGGGCGGCCCTGGCCTACACCCGGACCTTCAACGAGCTCAAGGGCATCGACAACGCCATGGATCAACAGATTTCCGGCGTTCTTGCCCAGGGGCTTATCGACGGGAAGCGAGGGCCGGAACTGGCGTCCGTGATCGTGGACCGCGTTCACAAGATCGGCCGGACCCGGGCGGTGATCCTGGCCAGAACGGAAATCACCCGGGCGCACCACATGGCCACCATCCAAGAATACCGGCAGGCGGGAATCGAGGGAGTCCAGGTGGAGGCGGAATGGTCAACGGCTGGAGACTCCAGGGTGTGCCCGATATGCCGCCAGCTCGATGGGGCGATCATGTCTCTGGATGAGGCCGAAGGCCTGATACCACGGCATCCGCAGTGTATCGCCGGTAATTCCTTTGTTTTTGCGAACAACCCGACAGCCATCATGTCCTCGATTTATTCAGGTCCTATAGTCAAGGTTACTCTTTCCAATGGAGCAAGCCTTTCCGTCACCCCGAAACACATGCTCCTTACCGAATACGGACTTGTCCAGGCGAGATTTCTTTGCAATGGAGACAACCTGACTTATTGCGGCGGTCTCAATGGGGTAATCCCTGGAGACCCAAATGATTACAGGAACCCATCCAGAATTGATAATATAGTCAAATCTCTTTCTGAATCTCATGGCGTGTCGTCCGGTAGCATGCCAGTTTCCGCCAAAAATTTCCACGGCGACGGGAAACTCTGCAAGG